TCAAGCGACCTTCAGTTGTGTCTTAATATTACGCTGAGACCAAGCGATCACATCTTCAGCTATCCAGCGGTTACCTTCTCTGAATGCTTGCTGTATTGGTTCAGGGAAGGGTTCTTTAACACCTTTTCCCTGCCTCCATCTGTGGATCGTGCGCCGGTCAACTTCTAAAAAGTTACACACTTTGGATGTGCGCCAGTATCCAATCGGATCGTTATTCATAATCACCTCTGTTATTTACCCGTATCAATCTGCATGCAGGCGCAACTTAGACGCATCCAGGCAGGCGGCTTAGCCGGCCAATAGGGCGCAATGTTAACCGCGTGCTTGTCGAGGATGTCGCGGTAGGAAAATTTGTGGGTGGGGAAGCGGTATTCGGTTAGGGTTTATCTGATGTCACCTCGTGCTTTTCCTTCTGCCCCTAGCCTGTTTTTTCTTCGGTTGCTGTTGCGGCGGCATCACCTGTGGCCGCGCCGGTGGTGGTTCAATTATTCCCATTCGGATACGGTATTTACTGCGCATGCGCCAGACGTGCCAACAGGTACAATCGCGACCATCGTCCAGGTGACCGTGGTAGCTTGCTTGCTCTTCAGGGAACTCAATAATTTCATCTTCCATAGTATTTCTTAATCTCGCCGTTGTAGGTTTCATGGGACATCAACCGCCAGGTGGTGCCATCGTCTTTCGATAGATAGCGCCACCAAGGGGTGATCGGGAGAGTTAAATATTTATGTTGGTAGGTGCGGTGCGGTTTTGCCTGCCCAGCTCGATACGCGCACAGAACCACCTCAGCTTTAGCGCTGATTTTTTTCGGTATGCGGGGTTTCATTGATATTTCCTGTTGGGGATACAGAAGCCCCAGCGAGTGCTGGGGTGAGGGCTATTTTTATTTACTCAGGCGCTTTTGTTTATTCTTGGCTAGTGTTGCTGCGGCTAAATCTAATACTGCCATTGACTGGTTTAGGTGATTAGCCAACCTCGGGTCAATGACGGACATATCTTTGCGTATGGAATCCCATGTTGCTTGCATCTCCCGCACTCTGGATAACAGGTTTTTCGCGTTTATTGCTGGTTTGGGTAATTCCGGCTTTTGGTGCGAGGTTACAGCCACATGATTGTGAAGTCGTTTCTCACACTCAATGAAATACTGCCGGACCTGTCTGCCTTTCTCGTTCCGCTCGACCATAGCTAGCTCTTTGGCTGTGTCGAGGGTTAGGTGGTAGTCCTTGCGGTTGTGGCCACCGCGACCAGACGTTTGCTTGCCGAAATTGGCAAGCAAAATATAGTCCTGATTTTCCACGAATTCATACTCTGCAATGCGCTCTTTAATCCAGCTAGCAAACATCTTACCTACACCTAAAAATCTATGCAGGTCGCGGGCATTGCAAAGTAGGGCGGATTCATCGCTGATGGTCCCGTTGAATACGGGTACGAGTTGGCTATTCATGGCTGAACTCCTTTCTTGAAGTTGGAGTCACCACCAAGAGGTTCCAATCTCTGACTGGTGGTGAGACGTGCAGGGTTGGAACTACCGGTCAAGAAAGAACCCGGCGAGCCTTTCGGCTCCCCTGCACGCCCCACCATTGATAGGTGTAGCCGTGCACCGCACACAAAAAAACCGCATGGCGCGGTTGTGCGCTTTCTTGATATCCGGTGTTCCAATCCCGGCAACCCATTGAGGGGTTGCACGGGCATGATAGACCGAACACCGAGTTTGTTTCTAGCAGAATCGTACTTTATATACATAATCAAACCTAATTAGTTGACATTATTTCATAAAGTCGTCCCTGGTTAATGCGCGGTTCTTGAAGTGTGATAAAAAGTAGGGGTATTGTAAATGGGTTTTGAAGATTAATGCGATGAATTCGATCGTTTTTATCGATCGATTGGAGTGCCTGGGAATAATCCCAATATTTTGAATTGAAACGCGAAAACCACATAATGTGGTTAGTCGTGGATGACCTTCATCATGACCCATGCAAAGGTCAGGACACCGCCAACGAAACCGAACAGGGCTAGCACTACAACGACGGTGAACCAGTCAATCATTGGTATCTGTGTCATTTTATGTTTCCCTCAGTGTTAACGCTGACATTAATATTTAGTGTGCCTGCCGATACCTCAAAATCAATGCAATCCACTGTCAACATGTACCCAAGAACGACGAGAGATAGGAGTTTTAACGCCTTTTCTGCATCGTCATTGGTCAGGGTATTAACCAGGCCGACTACCGGGTCTATGTGTTCGCTCATTTCCATCTACTCATTCCCCACGGTGAAGCCCTGTTCGCGTAACACAGCGATTTGGTGGGGGGTATACCTCAGGGCAAATGCCGCGCCGTTGTCACTGCCTTCCCATTCACAGCGTGCGACTACCTGACCTTGCACCGGGTTGCCCCGGTGCAAGGTGTAGTTGACGACAGTCCCTATGTGAAGCGTTGGTGTGCACACGTTGGGGGCCAACGGATGTTTGCTTATCCCCATACCACCCCCAGCGCCAAAATCCCGATAATAAAAATGGTGGAATAAAAAATGGTCTCTCCCTTGGTGGATTTTCCGCGTTTGTAATTTATGACGTCCTCACCAGTCAGGCGGTATAAATGGTCTGCCCGACGGTCAAATTTAATATCTGACATAGCCGCTCCTTTTAAATTTGCGTCCATCTGATTTTGGTTTTGGCATATACCGAGTAGGCGTTCGCAAACCAATGTGCCGTGCAGAACACAGGCCGTCAGAGCAAACTAGCAAGTCCTCACTGTTACGAAATAGCAGCTTGATTCTTTTCTTTATTAAATCGGAACGCATACGCAGAACGCCACAGCATTGGCAGGGCGTTGCATCAAGATGTTCAGTGGCGCTGGCCGCGACTACAGCAACTTCATGTTCGCGGACGAGCACCCGCCGCATCGGTGTAATTAACCCAGCCACCACGGCAGTGGTTAAGGGTAATAATCTGGTTATCAAAGCTCAGGCGTGGCGCCTGCTGGTAGTGAGACTAGGCGCTCACCGCTAATACGGGGGATAACTTGCATGGAATGTCCTCTCGGAAAGTGAAAATCACATGGGTAAGGGCGCGGCCTTGTTTGTATCCGCGCTTGCTTTCGCTACGGTTCCGGCACATCCGGAGCGGTGGGCAACGCCCTTATTGATGGGAAAAAAAAAGAGGCCGAACGAGGTTGGCCAAAGACTACACACAGCAATATTGATTCATCCGGCTGTGGCCTGTGTTCACATTGACAACGCCCCCGAAGCCATGTGCAAGCCGCATGCGGATGTCGCCCCCGTAGAGCGCTGTGGGTGTGTTAGTAGCCGCGCTTTGCTTTTTTTGCGTAGTAATGCGCCTTTCTTTTAACCGCTTAAGGCTCGGCGGGTCTGGCTATTCCCCAACAACCAGAGTTCGGTCAATCTGGATATCCCCAACAACCAAGTGAGTATTCTTTGTGATAGCAGAACTAACAGCGGCTATGACCGCTATCAAAGGGACAATTGGTCTGGCTAAAGCCATTAATGACGCCAAAACCGATGCAGAGGTAAAAGCGGCAACTTTAGAACTTGTAGATAGATTAATGACGCTTCAACTGGATTGCCTTTCTCTGGTTGAGGTAATACAGCTTCGTGATGAAAAAATAACGCTTCTCAGCGCAAAAATTGCAGAGTTCGAGGATTTTAAAACTCAGACTGAAGGTTATGTTCTTGAGGCGCTTGACTCTGGTTCTTTTGTGTATTCGAAGATTGAATTGGTGGGTGGCAGCGAAAAATCTGTGAAGCTTTGCCCACACTGCTTTTCCAAAAACATAAAATCTATACTTCATGGCATCCCGGTAGGTTCGTCTGTTGTCTTTCATAAAACTCGCTGCCTAAACTGTGAAAATGAATTTTTGATGAACAAAAACCCTCAATACGAGGAAACCTCGATAAAAAAAGTGGGATCCCTGTTGAGCGGGTATTAACCGACAACCCAGCCGATGTGCTCAGTTATCGCTTTCATCGTGTAGCTCCTCAGTGGGTTTATGCCTACCGCCCCGAACTGGCTGCGGCAGGGTAAATCCACTCTTCATTTTTAGGCTGATTGATGCGTTAATCGGTCGCCAATCGAAACTGCGTGATGCTTATCGCCACCTTTCCCTCACTCCGTCGCCGGGGGAACGGTCGTCCCGTTTATTCACTACATGATCCTGCCCTCCAGTTGTTCGCCTATTCCAATGGGCTAGGCTCCCAGCGTTTCATACCCAACACATCAGCACCTGGTCACCGTCACAGCCGGATCGCGGCTGGTCTTCGTTTTGCGCCAGAATTACCAGTGGGTCCGGTAGTTCATCCGACTTTCTGAATTGTTAAAGAGCGATTCCCGGTGTTCTGGGTGACGTTGTTGCTGTCGATGGTTTGAAATATGTACTATTGGTTCTTTTGCGTCAAGAACTAAAAGTTCGCAAAATTTGTGTTTTTGTGTACGCATGGTTTATCTTTTTGATGTTTTTAGATTTATTTTTTTATGAGAGGCGAAAAAAAACCGGCCCTAAGGCCGGCTGCTGGATGGGAGGGAGTTAAAGTTCCCAGATAGCATTGATCACCTTGCCAATGATTTGGCAATTTTCGTTGAAAGGCTTGATGCTATAGGCTGGATTCAAGGGTTTTAAGAGCTTTTCCCCGGCTTCACTGATTAGCTTTCTGAACGTCACTTCAGTATCCCCATCAAACTTAGCCACACAAAAATCTCCGGGAATAACCTCTTCATTAGGATCTACCAGGATTAACATTCCTTCCGGAAAACTGGGTTTAGCATTATTGACAACCATGGAGTCATTTTTCACAACCATCCAGAAGCCACGGGGGCTTGCTTGTATTGTTGAGCTGATCCACTTAATCGAATCATTATTTGTTAAATCATCGTTTGCTTTTTCGTCCTCAGCCGCGCTGGATGCAGAAAATAGCGGATATTCATACTTATGCCCAGCCTCTCTACCTGCAACTAGCTGATTACTATTTTTTTCCTCTCCTATACCTAACTGTAACCATGCCAGATCAACGCGGAGATATTTTGCAAGTTCCGCCATTTTGTCTGGCCGTGGCATGGACTCGGCATTAAACCACTTGCTAGTAGCTTTTGATGTAACTCCAAGGGCGCGTGCTATAGCGGCACCGCGCCCATGGTCATCAAGCCCGATATTTTTGCTGGCCTGCGCAAGCCGACGGGCGAAATCTTCACGCAATTTATCAGAGTGAACCATGGGTACGATAATAAACCATTTGCAAGAACATTCAGTTCGTGTATGTTGTGTACTTAAAGTACGTAATGGGGCGAAAATGAAAACATTAGATGAACCGATCAAGAGCGTCGGAGTTTCAGCCGTCGCCAAAGCGTGGTGGAGTTAGCAAACGCGCTGTTTACAAGTGGTTAAAAAGTGGATGCCTTCCCAAAAGCGAATTCTGCGGACAAACCGAATATGCAGAAACGATCGCGCTTTTGTCTGGGGGCAAATACAAAGCGAGCCAAATGCTCGACCTCAGCAAAAAAAATTGGCAGATGGCTCGCCACTCAGCCTGACGATCCGAACCGTAGGAATTATTACCGATGCAAGACGCAACAAGTTGCAATTCAGTACGGGTGACATGTAGCCCGCAGAATTTAGAGAGTTTTTATCATCGAGAGGTGTTGCTTCGCGGCAATAAGTCTCTGGCTCTCGAGATGGGGATTCACCCCTCGGGATTGAGCCGGCGGAAGGCAGGGGCAGTGAAGCTGGCCTGCAAGATGATTTACGCGATCGGATTGCCTGAGGGGTGTGTGGCAGCACAAGGTTGCGAGCCAAACGTAATTTTGACAGGTGATGAGGCCAGGGCGTTGCTTTCGATGCTGGAGCACATCAGGGAGCCAGTGAAACGTTAATCGAGGGGGGTAATTATGCGCACATTGCAGGAGCGTCTGCGTATTGTTTTGCAGCGAAACACCTCGGCAGTGAGCCAGGGGGCGGGTCCACGTATTCCGATGATCGGTGAGCGTTTCCGTGATGAGCGCGGGCGCATGATTACCGTTACGGCTTCCAGCTATCTGGAGGTCACCTTTAGGCGTGATGAATACCCTGAGCCTTGTGTGGTGCCGCTTTGGCAGTTTGATAAGCAGTTTAAGAGAGTGGCTGTATGAGCATTGATGCGATGAACTGGGCCAAGAAGATAAAGACAGGCAAGTCATCGGCAAAATCCGTTCTGACGTGGCTGGCGGACATGTGCGGCCCCGATCATTGTGCATTTCCGTCTATTGGCGCATTGGCTGATGCGACGGAGTTGGACAAGAAGACGGTTCAGTCGAGTTTGCAACATCTCATTGCCGTTGGCCTGATTGAGGACACTGGTGATCGCCGTGGGCGAACGAATCAGATACCGGTGTATCGCCTTGTTGGTATTGAGGAAAGTGTTGCCGATGTTGAACACACCCAAAAACGGGAACATTACCAAAAACGGGATCGTTTGAAAAAGCCGGTAAACAATCCCAAAAAAGGGATCGTTTCGAACGCACCCAAAAACGGGAATGTTACCGAAAACGGGATCGTTAAAGATAAGGCACCCGAAAACGGTGCTGTTACCGATGGCGAAACGATCCCGGTTTTGGAAGGTAACGATCCCGAAAACGGGATCCGGAATCTTTCAGGAATCTTAAAACCAAAAGAAATACCTACCCAAACCCTTCCTGCTGAACTCGACAGCGGTGGGGAGGGGTTTAGGGTTTTTTTGGCTGACTTACTGCGAAACCAATTCCCAGCTACCGATGCTGCCACGCTGCATGACCAAGCCGTTGAGCTTCTGAGCCAGCATGGGCTGACTTGCCGACGAGAGTTCCCAGTGGACGATCGAGGCGATGGCCGGGGTGGGGAGGTTGATATTCTCGTCACCGATGAATCTGGTCGCCGCTGCGGAATTGAGCTGGATTGGAAAAGCCCTCGTCGAAAATCGATCACCAAACTAAATTCCATCGGTGGCGGCCTAGTTGTGCTCCGGGATGTAAATCATCGCGGTGATTATCTGGACTCTGGTGTTTTGGTCATTGGTGGCTGCAAGCCTGAGGTGTTGGTTGACCGCGCTGGGGAAGTGCTGGATTTTCTGAATTCGAAAATCAACGGCAGAACGCCGAAGCGTGCCGACACCCTGCGAGAAATCACCGAACGACTGGACGAGGGCAATAGCGTTGACGAGCTGAAGCTGGTGGCAGAACACCGTGTAAGCCTGCTGCTGAACAATCCTACGCTGGCTCACATGTTGGCCCCAAACCTGCTATTCGCTGCGCAGACTTTCGGCGCATACCTGGTTGCTGCCAACGCCTGGCAGAAAAAACGCGCCAATCAGGTCGCCAGGGTGGCTGCTGTGGAGCAGCAGCGCCAGAGCCCACCGGTTGGTGATGTGCCGGGAATTGATTTTGAGGGATCGTTCGAGCGGTTGTTCGTTGAGGGGCTACCACCGGAGAGCCTGGCTGAAAAATTGGCATGGGAGAACGTTCAGAAAAACGGTTTTAAATCACCTGGCGACGAGGTTGCATCTCGCAAGGAATGGGTAGTGATTTTGAGCAAGAAAAACGCGGTAGCCGGGAGGTCAGAAGCATGAACGGCATTCCTAAGGCCCGTCCCTGCAAGGTCTGCAAAGCCAGGTTTAAGCCTGTATCGGTTTACGAGTGGTGGTGCCCGGCACACGAAACCGCTTACAAATCATCGCAGTTGGGCAAGCAGCGTCAGCAGCAGAGTGCATCACGTCAGCGCAGCCTGAAAAAACTGAAACAGGCAACGCCAGCGACGAAGCGGAAAACAAAAACGGTCATCAAAACTATTCGGGCCTGCAAACCCAGCGCTGCGGATTACGGGAAACCGTGCATCAGTTGCGGCCAGCCTATGGCAGACAGTGGATTCAGCAAGATGGAGTGCGGCCACTACCGCAGCCGAGGCGCAGCGATACATCTCAGGTTCCATTTGCACAACATGAATGGCCAGTGTCATCACTGCAATCAGGTACTGAGCGGCAACCGCGAAGGTTTCATGCTGGGACTGACTGCTCGCAGGCTTGAAAAACGCCGAGCTAATCAATTTGAGGTGGCGGCATGAGAGATATCCAAGAGGTTCTTTCCCGCTGGGGTGTGTGGGCTCGTGATAACAGCGGCGTAGATTTCTCTCACATCGCTGCAGGGTTCAAGGGGTTACTTCCCCAGCAGAAGGGCAAACCTTCGTGTAGCGACGATGACGGGCTAATTATCGACGGTGCGTTGCTGCGACTCCAGAGGGTACGCAAGCCGGAAGAGCTGGACCTGCTGTTGCGACATTACGTTCTCGGGCAATCAAAATCAGCCATAGCGCGTGATTGGAAGTGCAACGAACGGGAGATTCGCCGCCAGCTCCAGGTGGCCGAAAGCTTTATAGATGGTGTCCTGTGCGTGCTTGGCGTGCCATTGGATATGGACGCATACGTGAAAATTGTACGCGTATCAAAAGCAGAGGCGATAAAACAGAAATCCCGTGTCGTCGGTAGGGTTCAATTCAGCGCAGCGCAGAGAGCGATTTAGGGCGCTTAGAATCGATGCAAAAACTATGAAAATTTGACGTAGCCGCCCTCCGGGGCTATATTCACCGTGCAACCACACATTGGTTGTCGGGCTTGGACCCCCGGATAACAGAGCGCACATGCCGCGCTAGCGGTTTTTTTATGCGTAAAGCACAGCCACACCCAAATTATGGTGGGGCGTGCAGGGCAGCCGTTAGGCTGGCCGGTTCTCTGTTCCGGTAGGTCCAACCCTGTACGTCTCACCACCAAATCGCTTGGACCCGACGGTGGTGATTATTTCTTCAAACAGAGGTAATCCCATGACTACTCAACTCGCATTTCGTGACATCAGCTTCAACGTAATCACCCGCAACAATCAAATTTGGCTAACCAGCAAAGAGATCGCCAATGCTCTTGGGTATGCAACATCCAGAGCGGTAACAAAAGTATTCAATCAAAACCAAGATGAATTTACCTCTGGAATGACTGATGTTATCGAGGTGCCCAAATCAGGAACCTCGGCGAATTTAAAGGCTCGCAGCCGCATTTTTTCCCTTCGCGGCGCTCATCTGATCGCCATGTTCGCCCGCACGCCTGTAGCGAAAGAATTCCGCCGGTGGGTGCTGGATATCTTAGAGCGCGAAGTTGGTAAACCCGTTTCGTCAGTTCCACAACCTCAATTCGAATACCGCTACCACGGGAAAGTCACCGTCTGGGACAGATTAACCAACGAGTGCGTTGAGTTTGAAGGCGAAGCCCACACCATTAAGCAAGTGGCTGAAGGTATAGCAACAGACCTTGGTTACAAGCCTGTCACAGTCGTTCGGTGTGAAGAAAAATTTGCGGAGGGTAATGACTTCTTCACGACTGCCCGGAAATTTGCAGAGGTTGCTCAGAAGCGCGGCTACATGCTGGTTAAAGCGATAGTGTAAATAATACTACCTCGGCCCGAAAAAACTGTTGTAGTGTGTTAAGAGTGCCCGCAACGCACAAAACTTAGCCCGTCTCTGTGCGGGCTTTGTTGTTTCTGGCGTATGGAACAGCAAGGCTTAGGGCGTTTTCTATAGAGCGTTTTAAAGGGGGCGAGTAGCAACCAAAAAGTTGATGAGTTAATCGTATGCGAATACACTGTTCATTAGATAACCGTGGTTATATGAATAGCCGAAGCCTAAAACGCTTCGGCCTTCTTATCAGAAGTACTCCGGCAATGTTGGAGGATATTATGAACAGACAAACAGCGAACACGAGAATGCCATTGAATATCCCTGAGGCTGGTTTCAACGCCAAGCTTAACGTCACAGGCAACAACATCGAGCACACGACCGCTTTCATGCAGAAAGGCGTTGTGGACTTCTCGTTGCCTGGCTATACGACGCCTCACGGTTACCGTCTCGTAAAAGCGCGTACTGAAGACCATTATCGCTTGGTTACCGACTCTCCAGATCCGGTGACGGTCTACGCTGTTCGTCTTGAATTCATGGACAACGTCGTGCCTGATAGAAGAAGCTGCACCCAGATTATGGTTTGGCGGAGTGTTCAGCCGCAGTACACTTCTGCTGTTACAGGGTTGCCAAGAATGTTCTTCCAATATTTCTTGGAAAGTCATTCTATCGTCATATCTGACAGCGAGCAGACCAGCGATGGTCGCCGATTCTGGGAAGGCATGATTGCATGGGCAATTCAGGCGGATGGCTATCATGTTTATGTGTCAGATGGCACTGAGGAAGACCGCCCTCTGACTTTCATGACCTCATGGGATGATTTCTACGGAACTTGGACTAATTTCTGTTGGGGTGATGATCGCGACTGTCATTCGCATCGATTGCTGGTAATCAGCAAAGATCAGCTTCACTAACCGATAAATTTACCCGATTCGAGCCCCGGCCTTAAATGCTGGGGCTTTTTGCTTTCGGGTAGATGATATGTAAAGAAATATCAATGGGTATTGTGTGGTTATGCTGGCTGCATTAGTATTCGCGCCTCGGCCCTTTAGCTCAGTTGGTTAGAGCGCGCGACTCATAATCGCTCGGTCGCTGGTTCAAGTCCAGCAAGGGCCACCAACCGCCATTAGCTCAGCAGGAAGAGCAACGACACCATTTCAAATCGACCCGTCTAGTGCGGGTTTTGTCATTTCTGATGCCTCGACTTTTATCGGGTTTTTTGCGTTATGGAGCAAGTATGTCTAAGCACGTTACCGAGAGTCTCGTTTCCTGGTGGTTGACGATGCCATGCTACCCCTCCGGACTCAGAACACTTAACATCGATGTGAATATATAGAGCATCACCAGTGGATGACTTATGCTGCATCTGAGTTTATATCGATGCCTGACTTTATTGAGTATTTGCGCTTTGTGCGAGCTTACTGTTTTCACTTGAACACCGAGGTGGTTTCCGATGGTTGAGAACACCTCACCATCCAGACAGTGATGCATAACGGCCTCTTGTGCGGTACCGATTGTCAGAGGAGGTCTTCTGGCTCGCTTGCGCACTCTTTCGGTCACATATAACGGCAACATTTCAAGTGCGATTTTCTTGTCTATAACCGGTATAAAAATGCCGCATACGTCGAGGCAAGACTGAATAAGCCCGTGATTGGCGCTATAGGCGATCAGTTTTTTGCCTGGGAAGAGAGAGAGCAGTTCTCTGATGGCCTCAATTTCAGCCAGGGTAGTGTCTATTGAGTTGTTGCCATTTATCTCCATGACGGCAACATCGAAAGGTCTTCTGCAGGCGTTTGACAGGAAGGCATCCATCTCGGCGTTCAGTATTGTCAGGTATGTTGTATTGCTATTGCCCAATAGGTGAAAGGCGGCAATTCGGCTTAATGTGCAAGGGGAAAAGAAAGCAATTTTTGTTTTCACTCTACCTCCACGGATAGCCTGGAATTAAATGTCAGTATTCCTTATTTCGCAAGAATTAATACGTCCAATATAAAACCGTTTTTTCGTGGTTTTTGGTTTGTGCTTTGGGGTATGTTTCTGAAATATGTTTTCATTTGTTGTAAGGTGGGCTGTAATGGCGAATAAAAATAGTAAAGTTGATGCGGTCTTATCAAAGAGTGAACGACGCTGGCGAGCATTTTCTTTCCTTATGTTTATTTTTACCGTGATATTGATAGGTGTATTGATACAACAATCATAACGACATACCAATATCACAAGGGCGCATTTGGTTTTGGTATGCACTATGCGATCCCTGCATGGGTTATCTGAGCGCGCTCTCTGAAGTGACGGACGGGAAAGACCTGCACCCTTTTAAAACCCTGGTATCTGCTGGGGCTTTCTTATTTCTGGGGCTCAAAATTTCACTTCTGATTGTATGTATGAAAAAACAGTGATGACTACCACAATTATATTTCTGAAATAAGTCTTGATTATAAACTAATAGTCTAAGTGTGAACAGTAATCTGCAGAGGAGTAATGGCTGACAAATTTTATGGACTGGTAATTTAGATACGGTTTTGGAGAACGTGTACATAATGTTTTTGCTTATGCTGGGAGCTCCGTTTCGGGTGTTATAGACGAGCAGCAGATTGTTACGTGGGACTTCAATTTCTTGATGGGCTCAACGAACTGGCCATATACTGAATGTGTTGCAATTGATAGTGAACATTACTTTCGGCAGGGAGGGCGTGCGTATAAACTAGTAATAATGAATGTCGACTCATAATTATTAATTCCCCACCTGAATTATGTTTAATGTTTTTAAATAAAAACGGTTGGTGGTAAAGCTATTTGTGATGCATGTTTATGTGTTTTTTTTATTACTTTTCAAATAACACTTGAAGGCATATGGGGGATGTTTCTAATACTTTTATTTCATCCTGTGTTGTTTTTTTTGTTTTTCGGCTGAATAGTGTTGCCAAATAGGGGGGGGGAGCTACGTTTTATTTACTGCGTTGACTGTTATCAGTACTGTTGCTGTCTTTTGTTATACGCTAAATAAAATAACTCGTCAGGAGTGCGACTATGCCTACTATTAATAATCCTAACGCCACCATTCACTCATTGCTGATTACAGGTGATAATTCACCTGCTGACGGCCAGACGACGAATACTGTTGTTGCTCAGGTATATGACGGTGATGTTGCCCCGTTGTCCGGTCAGATGGTGACGTTCGATGTTGATGAAGGTGCCAGCATTCAAAACCAGGTCGAAAGTAACGAGCAAGGGTTTGCCACGGCGACATTGACAAGTACCACTGCCGGCGTTTACACGGTAACGGCCAGCATCAATGACAGTCAGAAGACAGTGAGTTCGACCTTTGTCCCCAGCGATGATGGTGATGGCAACAACCCGAATGCGGTGATTGAGTCGCTGTATGTCTCACGGGACAATGCACAAGCCGATGGCGCGGCAACCAACGAGGTGACGGCTGAAGTCACCGACGGGGACAGCGGGCTGCTGGCAAACCAAAGCGTGACGTTTGAGGCGGATAATGGTGCCGTTATCCAGAGTCCGGTCCTGACCGATGAGCTGGGTAAAGCCAGAGCGACACTGACCAGCACCGAAGCGATGGTTGTCACGGTGACGGCGACCATAAACGCCAGCAGCAGTGACGTGGAAGTGGTGTTCGATGAGAGCAACAGCAATGACCCGACGGCCTATCTCGCGGTTTTGCAGACCACTGATAACAATGCGGTCGCCGATGGCACGACAACGAACAAGGTCACTGCAGAGGTGGTGGGTGAAGGCGGAAAACTGCTGGCGGACCAGAGCGTGACATTCACGGTGGATAGTGGCGCCGAGATTGTCAGTCCGGGACTCACCAATACATCGGGCAAGGCCACGACCACCCTGACCAGTCTAACCCCTGGCAAGGCGACCGTCACCGCCAGCATCAATGACTCCAGCCTGGAAACCGAGGTGAATTTTGTTGAAGACGGCGGTAATGACCCGACCGCTTTTATCAGTTTCTTTATGGTTACTGAAGACGATGCTGTAGCGAATGGGATTGACGCCAATGAAGTGACCGCCGAGATTGTGAGTGGTGATAATCGTTTATTGGCGGGGCAGAGTGTGGATTTTCAGGTCACGAACGGGGCTGTCGTTGACTCTCCTGTGGTGACAAATCCGCAGGGCAAGGCGGTGACGACGCTGACCAGCATGAGGCCGGGTCTCTCCACGGTGACTGCGTTGATAAACAACAGTAAAAAGTCGTTGAACGTGGTATTTACCGAGCCTGAAGGCAATGACCCGACGGCGGAAATTTCCTCCTTGCGCACGCTGGGTGACCTGGCGGCCGCTGACGGGCAGGCGACCAACAGCGTCATGGTTGAGGTGGTCGACAGCAATAATGTCCTGTTAGCGAATCAGAGTGTGACGTTCACGGCGACAAACGATGCAGTGATTGTCAGTCCGGTGCTGACGGATGAACATGGCAAGGCGACGACGACGCTGACCAGCACTGTTGAGGGGCCCGTGACCGTAACCGCAGCCATCAATGCGAGCACCCGAAGTACCGATGTTACCTTTAGCGAGGGGGATATCACCAACCCGGATGCGGTGATTGCCGGGGTTTATATCGGCATCAATAATGCGGTGGCGGACGGCGTGGCCGTCAACACGGTGATGGCTGAGGTCGTGGACGGCGATAACCGGTTGCTGGCGAACCAGAGTGTACGCTTTGAGGCGGATAACGGTGCGGTCATTCAGGTTACCCCGGTAATGACAGATGAACGCGGCAAGGCGACAGCCTCCGTGAGTAGCCTGACGACGGGAGCATGTCAGGTGACGGCGAGCATCAATGACAGCACCGAGAGCACGACGATTAACTTTGTCGAGTGGGGCGGCAACGACCCGGAAGCCGTCATCGGCGGATTGCTTGTTGCCAGGGATAATGCCCAGGCGGATGGCATTGAGAGTAATGAGGTCACGGTGACGGTGATTGACGGTGATTATCATGCGCTGGCCGCTCAGGAGGTCCTCTTTGAGGCGGATAATGGGGCGGTCATTCAAGAGTCGGCAAGGACGGACACGGCAGGGAAGGCAACGACAACGTTGACGAATACCACCGCCGGCCCCAGTACGGTGACGGCGAGCATTAACGACAGTACCGAAAGTGTGGTAGTTAGCTTCCTGGATGAACATTCGACAGATGTCATCGATATTCTCGTCAGTGACAAAGCCGCTATTTACAATGATGGCAAGGATGCGGCCACCCTGACAGTCAGTGTTCTTGATGTGAACAATGAGATGGTGGCGGGGACAACGGTCACCTGGAGCACGACACTGGGGACCCTGGAGAGCGCCACTTCTGAAACGGACGTGAACGGGCAGGCACAGGTCATGCTGACTGCTGACGGAGATATTGGCAACGCGGTTGTCACTGCGACACTGGATAACGGAGACAAGGCCACGTCGACGATAAGCGTACAGGATGTTGCAGAGACCTATACGATTATTGATTTAGATCAAGATAATATTCTTGTGGATGACGGGGTTGATTCTGCCAACCTGGCGGCGATTGTTTTGTACCGGGATGGCGCGCCAGTTTCTCATAATAGCATCCCGGTTTACTGGGAAACCACTCTGGGTACGTTGCGTGCCGCGACGACACAAACGGATCAATCGGCATGGGTAGAAAACTACCTTACTGACCAGGGTGATGTTGGAACCGCAGTTGTTACCGCGCGCCTGGATAACAATAGTCAGGTAACGTTTATTGTTGAAATCATTGATAAGAATACCACGCTGAGCCTTTCCGCGCTGACGACGGACAAAAGCGCCATCATGAACAATGGTGTGGACAGTGCGACGGTGACCGCGACGGTCATGAATCAGGGGGAACCCGTTGGTGGCGAAACGGTGACCTGGCAAACGTCCTCGGGAGCCTTGAGCGAGGCATCGACAGTGACAGGTGCAGACGGAAAAACCAGCGTGACATTGACGGATGTTGGTGACAAGGGGGACTGTATTGTTGTGGCCACGCTCGGTAATGATTCTCATAAAGAGCTCAAGATAAACATTCTGGAAGCGCCACGCATTACCGGTGTTTATGATGACGTGGGTGAGACGCAGCAGGATATCCAGAACTACGGAACCACGGACGATATGGCGCCAACCCTGAGGGGGACCGCGGAGGCGGGCGGTGAGGTCACGCTTTATCGGGATGGCACTTCCCTCGCGACCCTGCAGGCAGATGACACCGGACAGTGGCGTTACACCGTGCCTGTCCGCTATGACGGCGTTTATCATTACACGGTGACGACGGCGGATGATGAAGTGCACACTGCCTCGGAAGAGTTTGTTCTGACCATTGCCAATCCCCATGCCAGCACACCGATAGTGGGGGCGATGGTGCAAAATGGGACATTTCTCGATAACGGCGAGAGCAAGACCTACACCAGTGGGGGGCTTAAATATTATGTCTGGGGCGAGCCGGGAAGAAGAGTCACGTTGGGATTGCGTAATCCTGCAGGGAAGGTTAGTAATGCAAGCTTTGGTAGCCCCACCGTGCCGGACAGCGGCGTCATTGCGATAACGCGGAAATTTGATTTTGATGGTGATGGCGAATATACCGCATATGCACATTACGCTGGTGAAAGTGAGTCCGACGCCACCTATAAATTCACCCTGACGAAGTCCTGACGGTAAGTATCTCTGGCGCGGCCTGCCTGGATGGTAGGCCGCCATTGTAATGCTATCTATAGGATACGGCTTTTTTTGATTATTAATTGTTATATTCAAAGGTCATTTATAATTCATTGACAATGGTTTTGAGTTTATTTTGTTGCTTTATTAAAATGTATTCCACGGGTGTTACATTTAATCGCATGGGGTGCTTTATTAATCGGTGTTTTCGAATGAGTGCTTTGTGGTTAATTGATAGTGACGGAAAGAGGGAGGTGACTTTAAAAATGAGTGGTGTTGAAGTGTTATCATATGGTCATGGGAGTTAATGCTGTTGTTTTTAATAAAGTGTTTTACTAATTTAGTTGTTTGAAAAACAAAAAGGGGTTTGTTATGCCAAAGAAATTACAAAGTGATCCTAATGTAGCGGTAGTTAGTCTCGCATGTATTAAAAATCATGCAAAGGCTGATGGTGTTGATACTAATAAAGTTGTGGCGTTGGTTGCTCGCATGACTGATGGCACCCTTATTTCGGGGCAAAGTGTGAACTTCTCAAGTTCAAATGGTACAATCACTACATCAGTAGTGACTGACGCCAGTGGTACTGCTATCGCCATGCTGACCAGTACAACTGCTGGTTCATCAGAAGTTCAGGCGGAACTAAATCGTACTCGGATGACGACAACAGTCACGTTTGATTGAAAGTAAATATTGATTGTCGTAGAGAAGCCCAGCGGAGTGGATTTTTCCCCTTCAAGCTGGGCTGTCACGTTAGTAATGTAGTCATATCTAAAAATAAGAAGGTGTCTAAGGAACACATAGAGATCCCCAATTATCTGGAACGCCAGTTTGTAGTAACAGAACCTAATCAGGTCTGGTGCGGTGATGTGACTTATATCTGGACGAGTAAACGCTGGGCTTATTTAGCCGTTGTGCTTGATCTGCTATTACAACCGGACCTTTTAACCCTACAAACTCTCCCTGCAGGAGAATATTTAAACACAAGCAGTCCTGCCATCGATTCACCCGAGCCTCACCTGGCGTATCAGTTTCTTGACCTGGCGGGCCCGAGAAATCTCAAAGACCTGGCCGTATTGTATCGTGATGAGCGCCATGTGGCGTACACCGGGCAGCGTGGCGTGATGCTGTACTACCAGCGCGACGCTATCGAGACGGTGGGGGGCTTTGACCCGGTTTACGGGCGCGGGATGTACGAGCACAGCGACCTGGCGATGCGTATCCACAATGCGGGACTGACGACATGGGCGTTTGCGGACGTAAGGGGCTCAGACAGGCTAATTTACTCCCTGGACGAGCACGAGGCCGTTGAGCGTTCGGTTTCACCGCCTGACAGAGTGCAGCAGGTGAGGCGCAACGTCGTGATTCATAACCAGCGACGTGATGCCGGATACACCGGGTGGGCTGACTACCGCTCACGTAAAAATCTGGTGCTGACTACATTGCTGACCAGCCAGAAAGACCCTCAGCGCGGCCAGCGGCTGAAGCCTGACCCGTCATTGCTGCTGGCGTGGGCGGCTTCCATTCGCGGCGCTGAGGCGGTGGTACTGGCCGATGAGTTGAAAGCGGCGCCTGCCGGCGCCACGCGGGTGCAGGTTCCTGATGTGGCGATGAACGTCTATTTCCGGCGCTGGCTGCATATCTATCACTGTCTGCGCGACTACCCGGAATACACCCACGTTTGGTGCACCGATGGCACCGACGTTGAAATGCTGCGGGAGCCGTGGGCGAATATGGAGGTCGGCAAGGTTTACGTGGGGTCAGAGCCAACGCTGTATGCCGATATTTGGGCTGCCAGAAACCATCCTGAAAAGGTCTATCAAGACTTTATCAGCACCCACCGTAACGATGTGATGCTCAATGCCGGGCTGTTGGGCGGCAGCCGTGAGGATGTCATGGCATTCGCTCACGGTATCATGCGGCTGTATTACCGCATTGAGAGCTATCGGTTCTGGAAAATGGAACAGGCCACCAGCGCCGTTGGAGACATGCTGGCGTTCGGCATCGTGGCGAAGACGTTCGGTGAGCGTGTTGTGACAGGCCCGCAGGTGCATACCGTCTTTAAATCAAATGGAACAGGAAAGGAGCTGGCATGGTGGCGACACAAGTAGCCTTTGTTGTAGTCGGGCATCATAAACGCCGCGCGCAGGCCGAAGTCCTAGCGTATGCGCTTGATGCCCATCTGCTAATGGATGACGGTGACCACGGCAGCAACTGGAACCACCACCGCGCCATGCAATGGGCAGCACAGCAGGATAAACGTGTCGTTGTCGTTGAAGATGACGCGCTGCCGGTGGCCGGGTTCGCCAGTCTGGTCCCAGAATGGCTTGAGCGATCCCCTGAACAGCTGGTGAGCTTTTATCTCGGCACCGGCCGCCCACCGCAGTATCAGCTGCAGATAGCCCAGAAGCTTATCGATGCTGACAAACATCATGCCGATCACATCCTGCTGCCGCGCCTGCTCCATGGAGTGTGTTACAGCGTGCCGCCTGCTTGCCTGCAGGCGATGCCCGGTCGCTGGGAGAAACACAAGGCTGCTGATTACGCGGTGGGTGATGCGTACGGCGGTATGGTGGTTTACCCCTGCTGGTCTTTGGTGGAGCACCAGGACGGACTGTCGGTCGAGCGGCCATGGAATAATGCGCTGCGGCGCGAGCGTCGGGTGGCCTGGCGGTTGCATCCTGGTGCACCGGTCAAATGATATCGATGCCCTTTTGATTTCACGGGTCCTTTCCAGCGCTCAAAAGCCTGCCGGGCGGACGACGCGCACATTCTCGCTATTTATGAAAAATTTCCGGGAAGGCATTTCCGGTTCCGGCTGATGCTTACTTATTGTTTTTTATGAATATGAAAGAAAAATAAACCGGAAATGCCCTCCTGTTTAGAGGTAAGGCCATTTCCGGTTGGTAAGGAGTACGCATGGCTACGCAGGCTGAGGTGGCTGTTCATCTGGATCTGACGGATCGGCAGCTCAGAAACCTGCAAAAACAACCAGGCGCTCCGGTTCCAAAACGTAAGGGTGATTATGATCTTGATGCTTGGCGAGTGTATTACATCAACTACCTCAGAGCCGTTAAAAGTGTTCAGGAAGAAACTGTAGATGGTAAAGAGGCTAACCGGGATATCCAGTTACAAAAGGCAAAAATCAGACTGACTGAAGCGCAGGCTTATGCGCAGGAACTTAAGAATCTCAAAGATGATCAGATGGTCGTGGACACTGCCTTTTGCTCCTTCGCGCTTTCCAGACTGGCTAACGATATTGCGGCAATTCTGGACGGAGTGCCGTTGGCAATGCAGCGTCGTTTTACTGATATGAGTGAGGTACAGCTGGACTTTCTTAAAATCCAGATCGCGAAAGCTATGAACACCGCAGTTAAAACCAGCGAAAAAATACCGGAAATGCTTGATGAATATCTCAGCAGCGCAGATTAAAAACATGGTCAATGCTGCACGGATTGGATTGTCCGGACTCCTCCGTCCGTTACCCATGACGGCAGTGGAGTGGGCGAACGAACACTATTATCTGCCGAAAGAGTCCAGCTACCATACCGGGGAATGGGTCACGCTGCCGTTTCAGGTGGCCGTGATGAACAGCATGGGCAACGATGCTATTCGCACCGTCAATCTCATTAAATCTGCCCGCGTTGGATATACCAAAATGCTGCTGGCGGTCATGGCCTACTTCATTGAGCACAAGACCCGCAACTGCCTGATGTTCCAGCCGACTGATGCTGACGCTGAAAATTTTATGAAATCGCATGTGGAGCCGACCATCCGTGAGGTTCCGGTATTGAAGCAGTTGGCCCCCTGGTATGGCAAAAAGCACCGTGACAATACCCTCAGCATGAAGCGCTTTTCGCACGGTCTCGGGCTGTGGTGCCTGGGCGGGAAAGCCGCCAAAAATTACCGCGAAAAATCGGTCGACGTGGTGATGTACGACGAGCTGTCGGCGTTCGACCCCGATATCGAAAAGGAAGGGCCGCCGACGCAGCTTGGTGATAAACGTATCGAAGGTTCAGTCTGGCCAAAGTCTATCCGTGGCTCCACCCCCAAGATCCGCGGGCAATGCCAGATAGAAAAGGCGGCGAGTGAGTCCGATCATATGCTGCGCTTTCACATTCCGTGCCCGCATTGTGGTGAATACCAGTATCTTAAGTTTGGTGACGACGATACGGCGTTTGGTCTGAAGTGGGAAGAAGGCAAGCTGGCGACGGTGTATTACCTCTGCGAGCACAACGGTTGTGTCATTCGCCAGCCTGAACTGGATCAGTCTGTGGGAGAGTGGGTGTGCGAGTTGACGGGGATCCGGACCCGGGACGGACTGGTCTGGAATGACGCCGAAGGGGAAGAGGTGACGGTGCCGCGCGCCGTGTCATACCACATCTGGACGGCCTACAGTCCCTTCACCACCTGGGAACAAATCATCCGCGATTACCTGAACGCGAAAAAAGACCCGCACGGGCTTAAGGGGTTCTGGAACACCACGCTGGGCGATACCTGGGCGGAAGAGGCGGGTGAGCAGCTTGATCACGATGTGCTGCTGCAGCGCCGTGAAAAATACCCGGCGCAGGTTCCCGGGCGTGTGGTGTACCTGACGGGCGGGATCGACTCCCAGACCAGCGGGCGTTATGAGTGCTATGTCTGGGGATGGGGCGCCGGCGAAGAGTGCTGGCTGATAGACAAGGTGATCGTACTCGGACGCTATGATGCAGAAGAGACCCTGCAGCGTGTGGATGATGTCATCCGGAAACAGTATACGCGCTCCGACGGCACCCGGATGGGCGTCAGCCGCTGGGCGTGGGATATCGGCGGTATTGATCCGCACATTGTCTATCAGCGTTCGCTGAAACTTGGCGCCCTGTGGGTTATCCCGATCAAGGGAGCCAACGTGTACGGCGGCAGCATTGCCGACATGCCGCGCGTGCGTAATAAACAGAAGGTATTTCTCACTATCGTGGGCACGGATACGGCCAAGGATTTGATCTACGGGCGCCTGAAGCTGGAGCCTCAGGGTGACACCTCGGTGGTCGGTGCCTTTCATTTCCCCGATGACGATGACATTTTTGCCGAGACGGAAGCAAAGCAGCTTGTGTCAGAAGTGCTCATCCCCAAGCTGACCAACGGCAAAATCGTGTACCGCTGGGACAACCAGAAGCGGCGTAACGAGACGCTGGACTGTCTGGTTTACGGGCTGGCTGCCCTGCGTCTGAGCATCAGTCGTTTCCAGATAGACCTGGAGCTGCTGACGGATGCGCTGGACGGCAAGAAAGAGAAGCTGGTTTCCATGGCAGAGATGGGCCGTGCATTAGGAGGTTGATATGCAGATGAAGAAAGAGATTTTGCTGGCCCAGCTGCTGGAGGCCGAGGTCGCGCTACATCAGTTAATGATCGGCAAGTCGGTCGTCTCCATTTCCCGCAGTGATTCTGCCGGCAACAGCCGCACCTATCAGTATTCGCAGGCCAATATTGACATGCTGAAAGCTTATATTGTCGATCTTAAAGGCCGGCTGGGTCTTGGCCGTGGTCGCCTCCCACCGGCAGGAGTCAGAGCATGAGCACAGGTTTACTGGCTCCGGATGGCGTGACGCCGCTGCGACAGTATGCGGGTTACCAGGGGGCGGGGGCGGGTTTCGGCGGACAGCTGGCGGACTGGCATGCCCCGCAACAGAGTGCCGATGCCGCGCTTTTGCCGACATTTTACCGCGGTAACGCCCGTGCGGACGATCTGGTTCGCAATAATCCGCTGGGCACCAATATTGTTGAGCTGCACAAGGACAATATCGTCGGCAACCTGTTCAAGCTCAGCTATCGCCCCAACTATCGGCATCTGGGGATCAGCCGCGAAGATGCCCGGTCTCTGGCCCGTGATATCGAAGCGGCCTGGACGGAGTACGCCGAAGATCCCCATTGTGTCATTGACATCGAGCGCAAGCGTACCTTCACCATGATGATCCGCGAGGGGGTGGCGATGCATGCTTTTAACGGTGAAATTTGCGTGCAACCCGTCTGGGACACTTCCCCGGGCTCTGTCTTTCGTACACGCTTCAAGATGATAAGCCCGAAGCGCATCAAAAATCCGGGTAATGCCCCGGATACCCCGAGTCGCCGCGCCGGGGTGGAGATTGACAGTCAGGGCGCTGCCGTCGCGTATTGGGTGGTGGATGACCCTTATCCCAACCAGGGTGAAAGTCGGGCCCGGCGTATTCCCGCCACCCTCAGCAGCGGCCGGGAGGCATTTATCCATGTCTTTGAGCCTCTGGAGGATGGGCAGACCCGCGGCGATAACGTTTTTTATTCCATCATGGAGCGCATGAAGATGCTTGATACGCTGCAGCAGACGCAGCTGCAGTCGGTTATCGTCAGGGCGATTTATAATGATGGCCGTTCGAGGGCTATCCGGTTTCTTTCCATTTTCCCCCGCAAGCCACGACAGTAAAGGCACGTCGTTTTCTGAATGCTTGATGAGTGTTCATCATAATTCGTGTTTTTCCTGCTTTTGTGTATTGCAATGTGTATTGCTTTTTGTGGTGAGGGCCGGGTGTGTATTGCAACTTGACTGAAAAGTAAGCGGTGAGGGTTTTACTGTGGCGACAGAAAACAAATTGAGTGACAAATTACTGAAAAGCCTGTCTGGCAAGCCATCGGAAAAGCAGTTGATCATGGCCGATGGTCGGGGCTTGTCTATCAGGGTGAGCAAAGCCGGTGGGGTGAGTTTCGTTTTTTATTACAGGACAGGTGGAAGGACCAGCCCCCCGGTCTGGCTGACGCTGGGGCGATACCCGGATATGTCGCTGGCGAACGCCAGAAAGATGCGTGACCAATGCCGTGAGTGGCTGGCTATGCATCTGGATCCGCGCAACCAGATGAAAATTGAAGCAGAGCGAAGCATGATGCCCGTTACCATTAAAGATGCAATTATGTACTGGTACGACAATCACGCGATAACAGCGAGAAAAGAACATGAATATTTGATTCAACGATTCGATAAACATATATTTCCGCATATCGGTAACATGCCGATTGAAAAATCAAAATTACATGACTGGCTGACATGCTTTGACAGAATAAAGAAAAAAGCGCCTGTGATGTCAGGTGCAATATTTCTTGATATCAAACAGGCATTGCGTTTTTGCCGGGTAAGACAATATATATCATGCGACCCGCTAGGGGATATTGGTGTAAATTATGTTGGCCGTTCATCTGGTATACGCGACAGGGTTCTTGATGTGAAAGAAACCGCTGATGTGTGGTCATTTGCCTTTGGTAATAATCTGCTTAATATTGCATCGGCAGTTAATCAGCGAATGTTTGTATTATGTATGGCTTTTGGCTGTCGCCAGCGTGAGGCAAGGCTTTCTACGTGGTCGGAGTGGGATTTCGAAAACTGGATCTGGACGGTGCCAAAAGAGCACAGCAAGAATGGTGAGGCAATTGTAAGGCCTGTTCCCGTAGGCATCCGCCAGTGGATAACAAACCTTCACGCAGCGACAAAGCGGAGCGATTTTATCATTGGTGTTGAGTTTTCGCGGGCAGGCGTAACAAGCGCCGCAAATCGTATATGTAAGCGCCTGGGGCATGATAAAAACGGTTTATGGTGTATTCACGATTTCAGGAGAACATTTTCTACGTCGCTTAATGATATGGGGGGAGACCCTTATATTATTGAATTGCTGTTAGGGCATAAAATTAAAGGTGTGGCTGGTGTTTATAATAAAAGCCGACATTTGAATAAGAAATTAAAGGTGCTTAATATGTGGGTGAATTATCTTAATGCGGTTGCAGGTTTTGATAATAACGTAGTGGAGTTAAATAAAGAGGTGGTTTGAAATGAAAATGCTATCGATAGTTGAGGAAAAAGATTTTTCATACATCCCGAACATTGACCGGATGATACGTGATAAAGAGTGCCGACGGTTAACCACGCTTGCGAACTCATCTCGCTGGAAACTCGAAAAAGAGGGCGAGTTCCCTAGGCGCGTAAAATTGGGGCCACGCTCAGCCGGGTGGCGGTTATCGGAGGTTCAGGCGTGGATCCGGGGAGAGTGGTACCCTGGATGGAAAGCCAGCCCGCCGGAGCTGTACCCGTAA